ACTTCATTAATATATTGTTCTATGTATCCAGGATCACTTAACTTGTAATTTAATTTATTACTAAATCCTCCTAGTTTATTATCAACAGTAATGAAACTAGTTTTCATTGCCCAATCAACAAAACTTTGTTCTGCAAGAGCAAATCTAACACCAATAAAGAATAGTTTATTCCAGTTGTCTTTTAAGTCATCAACGAAAATATCATCTCTAATAATTTCTAATATTCTACGTGTTTCTTGAATAGGTTCACTATCAAACAAGTTTACATCATAATTTTCTTGTCCTGCAAAACCAAAGTTAAGCAATTCATAATTGTATATGCTTTCATTAAATTGTATTGTACTATTTGCTTTATACAGCAAGTCATAGTCGTCTGTAAATGTACCATCGGAAATAACTTTTTTAAGAATAATTCTATTTCCGTCGCCGGCATTTTCAATTTGCACCAGTTCATCTACCGCTGGTGTAATTGTGTTGAGTTCATATGTTGCATTTAACTTGTAATTAATAATTGTATCTACGTCAAAGCCTGGAACAATGTAATCTGCATAAGACCAGAATCTGCTCAAATCAAATGTTTGTGTATTTGTTCTTGACCAAAGTTTTACACTTGGTTGCCATTCGTATATTGCCCAGTTGTTGTTTGCTGTGCTGTCAATAGTAACCAATGCTCTAAAAGGTCTAATTTGTAAATTTGCTACAGTATAATCTTTACCTTGTTTCAATATATTGATTGCTGTAATTTTACCTGCACTATCTATTACAGTTTGTAATTTTGCACCAGTTCCTGTACCATTAACAATTATTTCTGGAGCATTTTTATATCCTTTACCTGCATTTGTTATATTAATAGATTTAATTTTTCCATTTACAATATTCGCTGTTGCAGTAGCAGTGCTTAAATCTTCTGTCCCAACTGTTTGTAAATCATCATAATCATCTACTTGAATATCCCACTTGCCTGATCCTGCCTTTGGAATAGGATCTTTTTCGTTCAATGCAGTTATTTTTTTAGTGTCTACAATTCTTGCATTTTTCATTACATCATTTGTAAATGTAACAATAGATTTTAATGCACCAAGTCTATCTGCAAACATGCTTTGTCTTGGACGTACTTGAATTCCATATTTTCTTTGCACAGGTAGTGCTTGATCCGGTACTGGATTTCCTTCGCTATCATAACCTACTGCACTGTCAATAAGTTTTTTAACTAATAATTTGTTTTCAATTTTCTTGTTTTGATTTTCGCCAATGATTTGCCATTCATTGTGTTCTGGAATGTCAGTGTCAACATTACTGTATTGAACACTTAAGAAAACGTCTTTATCATCTAATGTTGTTTTAACATTTGAAATACTTAAACTATTATCATTTAGCAGTTGTATACTTTTAACACCGTAATTTTTTGGATCGTCAATAATATTAGCAACTTCAATTGCAGGCAAATCTCTACTTTTTGTATTAGGTACTGAGATAGTATTTTTAACCCAATAGTAATACACTGTTTCAAAGCCGCCTGATGTAAAATTGTAAATATTTTTTCTTACAACTGTATCATCACCGTATTTTGGTGTACCGCCTACACCTGCTGTTTGTCCTTGTTGTGTTGTTGCAAGTTCTAACCATTCACTAGGTAATAAATCTGTTTCTACCCATTCATAAACATCTACACTTGATCCAGGAAATTTTGTTCCCCAATTGGTTTTTCTGTATTCCGTGTCACCTTGCTCATACCAAACATAACTTACTGTGCTAAGATCCCACCATAATTCACCAACATGTTCCTCAGTCCATGCAGTAGTTGGTTTAACTGTAACAATAGCATCATCACCAACTGTGTATGAAGCAGGATCAATATTTGATTTATATGTTAATTCTTTTTCTGCTAGATAAGGAATTTTTCCTTTGACTGGGTCTAATGTTTCTAAAAAGTCTTTTACATTATTATTTTTTGTATTAAATGTAAATGCTTTTTTAACACTATACGGATCTGTTGGATTAGTCTGTGTTCTAATTTTATTCCAACCACTTGATCCTGTTTTTTGATATACAAACAAACTACCAATATCTGTGGTAGTTTTTTCAATTTTTGCATTAGGTGCGCCTACTACTAAAGAATTACCTGTGTAAACTAATCCTTTACCAAATTCATCAAATTCTTCTGTAGTGTTTGAACTTAATCTTTGACCGTAAACAAATACTGTATCTATTTTAGCATATGTGTATACTGCACCACTTGCATAGTTTTCGTCAACTATTTTTAGACTATTACTATCAAATGTTGTTTCTGTGTTTGTTTGTTCAACTGTGCTATCATCTAATTCTGTAAACTTATCAAATGAAGTATCAAGTCTGTTACGACCGTGCTGGCTGAATACTGCAAAGCCACTACCATCTTCATTTACACTTACCTTAGCACCAAATTGTTCTTGTACTTCTTTTAATGGACTAAAAATAGTTTGTTGATATGTAAACAAGTCTTGACTGCTATCTGCACCTGTTTTCTTAAAGTAATATACTGCTCCGCTGTTGATTGCGTTTGCATCATCGTATGGTGCAGATATAATAAGTGTACTTCCATCATCACTCATATCAATTGCATATCCAAAAGAGTCGCCTGAGTCTATTTGTGCAAAAGTAGATGAACTTATTGTTTGTAAAAGTTGATATTCATTTGCTGAGTCTAATTTGTAAACAAACACTGCACCTTTGTTAGCAGTACTATCGTCGCCTTGTTCTTCAAAGCCTGTTGCTCCTACAGCAATAATAGATAGATCTTTATTTGCTGTCATTGTTTGACCAAAGCGATCTCCATCTCTACTGTTAGGAATACTTAAAATATGATTGTTACTAATATCCCAATCTAATGTACTACCATCTGGTCTTGTTGTTTTATCATAAATGTAAACTTTACCTTGGTTGTTATTTTTTCCTGGTGCACCAACAACTAGTTTTGTATTAGATACAAGTACACTTGTACCAAAGTTAGCATTAGTTTCTGGTTCACTTGATCCAATAACATAATTTAATTTAAATAAATTTTCTTCAGTATCATAAGTGTGTAATGTTACAACACCTTCTTTTTCAAATAAACTTGCTGGCACTGTCAAGTCGCCAACACTTACTCTAAATCCTTCTGCGTATGTACTATCATCTGCACCTTTGAAGTTACTCGCTGTTGGAGCACCTGCGGCTACAACTGTACCATCATTACTTAATGCTAAACTTTCTCCTAGGCCAGGTCTTGTTACATCACTTACAATATTATCACTTACGTTAGCACTAATTGCAAAACCTTGTGTAGTTTGTAATGTTTGAATGCCAGTGTTAAATTCTCTGTTTAGAACATAAATTTGACCTTCTTCACTAAAGTTTGGTGCCGCTACAACAATAGTTCTACCTGCATTAGCAGTAGCAATGTTGTTACCAAATTTTTGTCTAGCAATAGTATTTGGTGCTCCCCATTTATTTTCATTCCATGCTCTATTCTTTTGAAATACTGCCCACTTGCCTGTACCGTCATTGTCAACAAATATCAAACTTTCATCTTCAATACGTGTTACATTTTTTATGTCATTTATTCCGCTTGGTGTAGCAACTCTATTAGAAATAAATTCTAAAATTTCACCTGATGTGCTATCTTCTAATTGTGGACTAGTATCCGAACCTTCTACAACAAACTGTGTAGTACTGTTGATTCTTTTTACAAGATAAACATTGTCTATACCTTTGCTAAAACTTTTAATACTAATAATTTGATTTAATACCAAGTTATGCGGTATATCTGTATTCAATGTAATTTCACTATCCGAAAACTGTGTTTGTACATCATCTGTCTGTATTACCCTTGCAGGTATAGTTTGCAGTTGATATACATTCCAGTCAGCATCTTTATCTTTTGCTACCCAAATTAAATCGCTATCATCTAATTGATTAATAATACTACTACCGATCATATCATTAAAGTTAAATGCAGTAGTAGGTATATCATCTAACCTTGGATATCCTGCTATAGGCAATCTATTTAGATAATCACTTGTTAAACCTGTTGTTGAATCTATAACAGTTGTAGGCCATGGTTTGTTATCATAGTCTACTGGTTTAACAGCAATACTATTTGCTGTGATCTGAATATTATTACCCGGTGTAGTGTTTGCATTAACTGAACTAACAAAATCATATGCTTGAGGATTTTCTAAGTTTAAACTTTCATCTAAACTAAATTCAATTTCTTTGACTGTTGAATTACTACCTAGGCTTCCTACTTTGAATGCCCATTCTTCGTCAATGCTGATATCAGTTTGTACATCATCAATTTTTAGACGTGATATCTTTTCAATACTATTTTTTGTACCTTTTTCTTTTACAAAACCTTGATAAAATTTATACTGTGCTGTATTGTCTTGAATTAAATTATCTAAGTAAGTTCTCTTTTGATATCCAATTAAGTGTTGTGACAATCTACTGCTTGTTTCATCAAATGTTTCTGTGTCTAAATTATAAAAATCTTGGAAACTACTAATTTTAAAATCTAAATTAGGTATAAGTTCTGCTCTAGGACTTGTTTCTAAATAAATCCAACGTGTGTAATCAAAAGTTTCACTACCTGCTAAAAATGATTTGGCAGTATAAAACTTTGTTTTGTATTGTACAACATCACCTAAGTTATAGTCTTTAAACTGTACCCATGGATTAATTTTAGCCTGGTCATATATAAAACCTGGACTGTATAAATCGCCGTCCCATTCTGTTGTTTTAAATCCAATAAGTTTAAGTCTGTCCTGTCTATAACCTGCTTCTTGATCATAAATTATATCACCAAACACACTTTTGTCATCAAACACAATCACATGTTCTTTTTGAACTACATTTAATTGTGCATTAAAAATACCTTGTTGAGTGTCGACTGGTTTAAGTTCAAACATTCCACTATCACGTACAGTACTAATATTTCTTCTGCTTAACGGATTACCGCCAGCATTGTATATAGAGTATTCATAGAATGAATCTAATACGTTATCAACTTGTCCTGTTGTAAATTGAAACTTGATACCTCTTGCAAAAGGTGAAAGTGTAATAACACTTCCTTTAGCAAAGTTTTGTGTAGTCCAGTATAAAAATTCTTTTCCACTAAATGCAAAGTCAGATATTTCACCTAGTTCGCTAATTACATTTTCAAACTTGAATCCAATTGATTCTAAATACTTGCCATATCCTAACAAGAAGTTATAAACTTCCTGTGCATTAGACAAAATAGTTTGATAAGGTACTTGTGTAATTGTGTCTGCAAATAATGTTGGTTTTTGTACACTTGCTCCTCCGGATAAAGGAAGTTCAGCAAGTCTTGTGTACTTAGATTGATCAAAAGTATTATTTGCAGTATGATCTTCTTTTACTCTAAAATATGCACCATCATATTGAACAATTTGTCCTGTACCATAAAATTTTTCTTCTTTCCAAATAATAAAGTTTGCTTCAATGCCACCTATGTTTACTGCTTGATCTTTTTGCGATAGTTTTGGAGCGTAGATATTGAATACCGGATTGTATTTGTCGTATCCTTTTACTTTATATCCTTTATCATGCTTTTCAATTGCAACGCCTGAAATATTTGCAGTGAAAACTGGATTAGATTTTCTAAATGCTACTTCATAATTTTCTTGTGGTAAAAATATACTTTTATCTGGTGAATTAGGATTAGCACTTTCTAGTAATACTCTTAATGTTTCTTTATTGACAAACGCACCTGTCTTGTACGTTAAGTTCATACTAGTATTTCTTAGTCTATTTGCATAACCTTCTAATACGTCTGTACTTGCTTGTTTCAAGTAGTCAACTACAAATACATGATATCCTGAACCAAAGTATCTAACATTATCATAATATAAAGTGTGTGTCTTTACATCAGTAAAATCTAAAATTTTTCCTGTGTCTTTATAAACTATATTTCCACTTGGAGATCGTTTATTTTGACTTGTATCAAATTGTGATGTAAGATAATTTGCAGGTTTTGAAAGTGCAAGTGCAACCTGTTCTACATAAGGATACCAACTGCTTGATCTCCAACTATATTCTGCAGGTCCTTGATCTCCAAACACCCAATTATGTCCAATGTTTGTTGTAATGAAGTTTCCAACTAAATTTGCTTGTTGAGGTGATTTTAATTCACCGTATTCATTTACAGGAATAATTTTACTTAATCCAGGTCTAGCATAAATTTTATTGGATAACCTTTTACTAAAGTCATATCCTTTTTCTAAATCATTCCAAAGAATATCATTACCTGAAGTATAAGGAGCGGCTCCATAACGGTCTTCCCACCAACTAGGCTTTTCACTGTATCCAAGCATTTCCCACGGATCTGTGTGAGGTCTATCTGTATCATAAAACTTTTTATATACTGCTCTCCAATATCCTGGTAACTGTTCATTATTAATAGTATCATTGCCTGAACTTAAATTATAAGAAAAAATATCTCCTTCATTTGAAGTTGTGTTTTCTAAATAATTAATATCAAATAAGTTTGACCAATAATGAAAATCATCATCTAAAACTTTTGTATACTGATCATAGTTAAATGCAGTTTTTCTAAAAGCACCTGGTTTAAATTCGTTATTATCAAAACTATCTCTATCATATTCAACTTTGATATTGTTATAAATTCTTTTTTCTAATTCTAATATAATATCATCGCGGTAGTCTTCAAACGCTTTTGTTTTACTTCCGTCATGTCCCTGAATAACTTTTGTTGGAGTAACATAAGTGTCATCAATGAAAACTTTAGGAGTGTACTTTGGATACAATCCTAATTTAGTAGGTGTGCTAGGTATTATATTTCCTATTGTGTTGTAATCATAAATTACAACCTCATCGCCTATTGCTGTAACATTTACAAAGTTTACAGTGTTATCTGTTGGATCAAAATTGTAGTCAACCCCATTAATTAAATGCACTCCGTTATGATACACATACACACTTCTGTTTGAATTTTGTGTTAGATTAAAATTACTTTGAATACCAAAAACTGTTTGATCAAATGCATTTACTTTATATACTGTAGGTGTAAGTGTTTTTCCAAACCCTGCCATGTCACTGTAGTAATATGCACTGCTTGGATTTTGATTTACAGACATGCTATACAAAATACTATCTACGTCATCTCTTGGTGTTCCTGAAACTTCTATATTTTCAAATACAGATAAAAACTGTTGTTTAAAAACATTGTAGTCTAATGCATTTTTTCTAATACTTTTAATTACATTTGTTTCACTGTCTACTAAACCAAAAATTGCAGGAAGTAAACTACCTTGATGTTTAACATACCTAGTACCAGACTTATATAAATCTGCTATATCTCTTGCATTTGATGTGTCATTAAATCTACCAGCAATACTTGAATTATTACTAAAGATTGTTCTGACATGATCAGTTACACTACCTAAAGTAAATGTAGACAGATCATTGTTTTCACTATTGTTAGTTAAATTGATTGGTGGTTCATAGAACCCAAATTGCGTAGGTAATTGATCAGTATCAATTTTAGTACAGATTCTTGTATCAATTGGAATATTTTTAACAAAGTTTAAAAATAGTTTTTTACCGTCATCACTTTTTGTAGTTTTAAATCCTGTTGTAGGTTTAAGTATTGTTCCAGAATACTCAACAATAATATTGTCTGCATTAATATACAAACCTGGATCTTTGATTGCAGTAATTTCTAACAGTCCTGTTTCTGCTACTGTATCATTAAGTTGAATAATTTTTTGTTTACTTTTGTTTTCAATCAAACTCCAGCCTGATTCAAAAGTACTTTCAGTTAAACTCTTGTTAATTTTAATAACACTCGCCGCAGTATCTTGTACAACTTTTTTATCAACTGTATTATAAACGAAACTTTCACTGTCCCAATTAAAGTCAAAACAAATATCACCTATGTTGTTGACGTTTTGATATGTAATTGGAAATCCTAAAATAGGATCGTTAGCACCTTCACCTTGTTTGTAACTAACAAGTTTATTTCCTGCGAAGTTTTGTACACCGTACTTGGCATCAGTAAAACTTACACCGTCGTTGTCATATAAGTCAAATGTTGGTGCTTGGTTAATTGTTGTTTTCTGTTGGCCTTTAACAAACTGTGTTCCATTAAAATACCAACTAGTACCTTTGTTTGTAACACCGTCTGTTACTACAATACCTTGACCGTTTGTTGGACTTTCTACTTCTTTTAAATGTAGTCTTGATTTTCCATCATGTGTCACAAAACTTACTTCGTAAATTTTTCCTCTTACAGTAATATCAGGATCAGCATTGAATGTTACACGCATACCCGTGTTTAAATCTACTTGGTCAACGTAATATCCAATTTGTCCTTCTACATCACTAAATGCATCTGTAGTAACAGTGTCAATTAAATCAACATTGCCTAAACCTTCAGTTGCAAAATTATATAATTGTATATTTGGTTTAAATTCTATAATAGGTCTTTTTGCACGTTGATTCTCATCAAGAACAACATTTGTTTTATTGTATTTTGCTGTTGCTTCAATTACTTCTTTGTGAAACCATCTATTGTATCTTGACCAAGGATTTTTATCTATGCTTGATCTTTTGATTGTAACATACTCTGGTGATGTAGGTGAACTTTCTGCATCATCATATGGAGTCTCGTCAAAACTATCTACATCAAATTCATAATCAAAATTTTGACTGTATCCCTCTGGAGTATCAAATTCTGTAACAGGATGTAGAGTAATTTCTTTTCCTACGCCTTCTACATAGTAATTTTTATTTTTGTATCTACTAGGAGTAACATTTCCTGTAAAATTAACTTTAAGTCCGTTAGTAAACACAACACCATTTGAACTAGTGTAATCACGTTTACCTAAAATTTCAGTTGGAATATCTATATTAAGTTCATCAACAGCATCTTTAATTTCAAATATACCTTGCATACTTTGATGATTACCACAAGCATAATAAAGTATATCAGGTGCACCTTTTGGAATAGTAAAAACTATCGTTCCATTATCAGTACCATTGTTTTCAATACCGTCTGTGTATTGATCAGTTGCACCAACTGTTTTTGCTAGTTTGATATAAAAAGGATGTCCAGGTGCATTTATTTCAAACTTATATGTTGCACCTCTAAATAATTTTATGACAGGATTGTTTGCACTACCATCAGGTGTGAATACATATGCACCTGCCGCATTGTTTGTAACACTAAAAGTACTAATACTTCCTTCTGCTAATCCTGTTACCGTAACTGGACTAGGACCTTGTGGTAACCAATAATATTGTCTGTAGTTTGCAATTTTATCAAAATCAATATGTGGATTCCAAGCATAGTATTTGCTAGAAAACATTTTATCATGATTTTCTGTGTTACCATTGAAAAACTCAATTTGATTAATTAGATCGTCATATGTTGCTAGCCAATCTGTTCTATCATCAAAACTATCTCTAATAACAACACTAGGCAATAGATTGTAACGTCTACGATTTGATGTTGGTTCAGTAATGTATCTATCGTCAGGCTTTACAGTACTTGAATATCTACTACCAACAAAGCCATTTATTTTTTCTAACTGCCCTTTACTAATAAGGGTATCTACAGTTGCACCTAAAAACTTTTTATTTGCTTCTGTTCTAAAAAACATTGGCAACAAGTTCGCACTGTTTCTGAACTTATCTTTGTTGTCTTTGTTTACTGGAGAATTGTTATTATCGCTATATGCCATTAGTAAGATGAACCTCCGCTACTAGTGGTGCTTGTTGTTGTGCCTGTTGAAACAGTTGGCGTAACACTTGTTGTAACACTTCTTGTTGTGTCAGTTGAAGTTACTGAAACTGTTCCTACTTGTTCAACACTACTAACAACATTTCCTGATGCTTGTAAATTACTTGCTGTAACACTGTCTATTATTTCAACATTGTCAACTGTTGCTGTACTTACAAATATCTCGTCTGCTTTACTTTGTATTTGGAATAAAGATCCAAAACTTTGTCCATTACTTCTTGGTACAATAACCATGTTTGCTAGGTCAGGTGCAAGATTGTTATGGACAAATGTTGCTAGTTCTGAAAAGTAAAATGTATCTCCAAAGTCCCAATTGGATACATTGAAGAATGAATTGATTGCATCAATCACTCCGCTTTTCAGTTGATTATCACTAATAACGCTATTAGGTCCTCTTACTATTTTAAATTGTGCCTGCAAATCTGTATTGGCAGTTGTTCCAAACAATGGTCTATATTTTACTGTGTGAAATATCAAAGTATCACTAATTGATTTAACTTGATCTAGACCAGGTTCAAATTCGCTTCTTAATTGTTCTGATGACGGTGCTTCTGGTACTGTTCCGCCATTTATTATCCAACTTCTATAATCATTGTCATATGCTTCTGTTAACATATAGATATCAATTAAGTTTGTTTTACTTGGATCTAATCTACGATCATTTTCTGCATTGTGAATATATTGGAATCTAATATTATCTCTACCTGGTTTTGCAAAGTAAGTGTTGCTTAATTCTAACACACCTCTAGTTGCATTATAAGATTTGACTACGTTTTCTGTAGAACTATAAAAGTAAAATAACTGCCCATCGGTATAATCTGCAAGAGCAGGAATACTAGTTTCTTTATCAAAAATAACAAACATACTTGCATCTACTTTTTTAGCAACTGTAAAGTTACCTACTATTGTGTTTTGGAAAAATACAAATTTGTCTTTATATCCTCTTGCATCTGTAGATTCAGGTGCAACAATGTTTAAGAAACTATCAGGATCGTCAATCATACCATCGTCATCTGAGTCATATAGGTTTACTTGTACTCTATTTGTGTCTTCAAATCCGTCAGCATTTCTAATTGCACCTGTTATTTCCCATGGATAATCTTTTGTTAAAATATCAGCAAGTATTGGATCTTCGTTTACTTTTAAAATTTTAACTTGATCTTTGATTACAGTACCTGTTTTTGGATCATAAGTTTTTCCTGATGCATCAATATAAAATTGTACAAAATTTTCACTTTCAAATCTATAATCTAATCCTCTGTATGTAACAGTGTAAGTTTCGCCGTCAGTTTCAAATAATACAAACCAACTTTTATCTGCTTTAGTACCAGACAAATCACCTTCTCTATCTAAACTAAAAGGATCAATTGTGTTTACGTTTGCATTAGCAATTATCTTCCATGTAAGTGTGCTTTGGTCATAACGTAGACCAAAGTTTTTATTATTAAACACTAGATCGACAATTTCAGTTTCAATGTCACTAGGTAAGTCAGTTACAATGTTAGGAACAATTTGACTTGGTATTGCTAAACTAGGAACTTTCTCTGTAATAACAATTGGTCCTGTTCCATTATCTAGTGCACCTAGTCCACCATTTGAACCGTCACCAACTACGTTTGCTACTTTAACCCAAATGTAATCACTTGTTAATTTTGTTTTATTAGTTGTTAAATCACCATTAGGTAAAAAATATCTACCACTTGGTGGAACAAACTTAATCATACTATCTGTATCAATAAATCTAAAATTGTTTCCGGTAAATGTACCTACTGTAATTGGAGCATTATTAACAGTATTTCTAAAATATCCTGTTGACCCGTCGCTTGTATTTGTAGATTTAACCCAATCAATGTTTAAGCCTTCTGTTTGAATACGTGTAAACTTATCGTAATAAAAACTTTTAGTGCCAATGCCTGCAATAATAGGTTCGACATTATTACGTAAAATACCTAACACATCATTTCGTGTACTAAATGTAAAATTAAAATCTATTTCATAATCATTCTTGTAAAGTATTCCGTCATCAGCCATTATGTTAGTGCTTGAATATTTTCCTGTAGGATCTTTAATTTCATACTGTCTTGATATTCCGCTACTTGCTCTATTAACTGCTTTGGCTTTGACAACTTGTGGATTACTTGTAAGAGGCAAAGTATTATAATCTTCACCAGTAATCATTCTGTTTTGTGTGTAATATGCCTGTGGTGCATTGTTTCTAATACTAGCAACAGATTCAGTTGCACTTGCATTTGTAACTGTTGACTGTAAAGCACATTGTACAGTTAAAGTATTAACTTGGCCGCTTTTTGAAATATATGGTAATTCAATAATTATATTTTGTAAGTCCGCAGGTCTAATACTATATGTTAATCCATTTGATACTCTGTAATAAACTCTAAAGTTTCCATTTGGTAAATCTCCAAATGAACCGTCAGCAAAATTTAAACTAACTTTATCTTGATCTCTTGAAATTACACTGTAAATTTTTCTATTGTCTTTTGATGCTGAATTATAAATTGCATTAGTACCAATTACACTATCTAATTTTGTCCATTCTTGTACATAATTTCCAAACTGATCAACTTCCCATAACCATACATCGTTGTTGTTGATGTTTGGTGTGTTTAAATTAATTACTTCATTAGTAGAAGGATCATTTATTGAAAATGCACTTGTATAAGTTTCACCTTGTTTAAATTGTAAAAAGAATCCTGTATTTTCTGAACTGTTTCCACGCTTGTCATTTCTAAACAAAATACCTAAGTTGTTTCCAGGCAAAGGTGTATCTTCTATAATATTTCCATTCGATAATCCTGCACTTGTAATATTAAATTGTGTTTGAGCACCTGAAACATTTTTTTGAAATTTAAATGTAGGAATATCTGTGTTATTGGTATTAAGTTTATATTGGTCTGTTTTTATACCTCCTACTGTGTCACTTGCAGAAGGTTTACCAAATACAATATTACCTTGAAATGCATTATTCATAATTGTATTGATTTGCTCTAACCAATTGACATTTGAATCATCATTCCATAAAATAAATCTATTACGTAATTCTGTGCCGTTACTATCTGTTACGCTTTGTGTAGTTTGTATTCCAGTAACTTTTAATAACCCTGTTGCAGGTTGATTACGTTTATTATTATAACCTACTAATCTTGCTAAACGTAGTACACTTTCTTTCTTTTGTGCTGTTTCAATAAAGTTTTCTCTAGCATTTAAGTCTGCTCTGTAAGATAAACTTTGCCCTAAAAATGCAATTACATCAATTAACGCAAGATATTCACTTGATTCAATATAATCATTGAAATCTTCTGGATAATTCTTTCGTAAGTAATTGATCATTGTCCTACGTATAGTAGGAAAATCATAAGAACTGAAGTTAGCATCAGTAAAAGATCGGTAGATTTTACTCCAATCTTGGTTTACTAAAAGTGAATTTTGTCTATCATAACTAGCCATGCTAATATTTACCTTAAATTATAAACTGCGTATATTATTTTAATCATTAGTGACTCCGGCATTTCTATCAAAAGTGTACACCATTGTTTCTAGTTGATTGTAGTCTTTGAAATTAACTTCTATACTAATTTGTATTCCGTTATCACGTTCAAAAATAGTAATATTATCAACTATAATTCTAGGATCACTGTCAAGAACACGCCTTACATCATTTTCTAATATTTCAGTTGTTCGTTGTGTTAGTGGTTCATGTATTAAGTCCCATATAACACTACCAAAATTGGGATTGTATATCTTTTCACCTTTTCTAATGCTAAAGTGATTTAGCAAATCCTGTTTGATAAGTTCTATGTCATATAGTGAAAAATTCTTACTTTGATCATTTACAGAACTTGTGCCTCTGTAAATTTGACTAGTCTTTTCTGTCGTTACAATGTCTGTTTTTCCGTCTACATTTATTTCTTTATACTGTGCCATACTGCTATTTACCCACTCTATCTTCCACTGGTTGTTCTATCTGTTGCGGCAGAATCTGTTTGGCTCTTATCTGCTTTTTCGTGTCCTGGCCATGGTTCATGCATAGGTACTCTTTTCATAATACTAAACAATACGCTGTCTCCTTTGTAGTAACCTTCATTCCATGGTTTACTAGGATCAGTAATTGGATTTTCATATACACCTTTTTCAGCAACGTTTGCTCCGTCCTCTGCACTTGTATCAAAAGGAAATGGAATATTAGTTGCTAACGCACTTAATACGATAGGTTCTGCTGGTGGTTGTACAGGTCCAGGCAAGTTTAAATGTACTGCACTTGTTCCATCTATGAACACAGTTTGTGGTGTTTGTATGTTGATGTTATCTGCTAACGCTTTTAAATTAATAGCACCTGTTATACTAGTTGCATTTACTTTTCCTTTGGCATGTATATCAATATTACCAAGCATAGGCCCTGCAACATTTGTATCTATTTTTAGATCACCATGTACAGTTTTTGGTATAACTGGTGGAATAATTTCCCAATACAAACCTGGTGATGGTGGAATTTTTACACTAGGTGTGTTAGGTGCAATATTTTGTTGTAATGCTCTAAAAAACTGTGTACCAAATATTACAGTTTCCCCTTTGTAGTATGTTCTACCTGGGTTATATGTTTGTGCATTCCAAATTTGATTTTCTAAAACATTGGTTTTTATTTCTAATCCAGTACCGTGACTTTGTCGCATACCATACTGTGTAACTAAATCTAATTCTCCTGATCTAATTTTTGTATTAATTTTATTTGAAATGTTTAAGTTAGTTGTGTTCATACTTAAATCATTTGTTGATAGAGTCATATTAGTACCAACTATATCTAAACCACCTTTTGAGTCAAGTATAGTATCAACTGTTCCAATCATTCTTAACTGATTGCCTTCAAGGTGTGCATCTTCAACACCTTTTAGATTTAGATTTCTTCCTGCTTCGAAATTTATATCTCTATCAGCACGGAAATTAAAATCTGCTTCACTATGAATACTTACACTGTCTTTTGCATACATATCAATTTTGCCGTCTGCTGTTAATTCTATCCATGCAGTACCGTTTTGATTTCCTATGTACAACAATTCTGCTGTGTCATGGAATAGTATTTGTGCACCTTTACTTGATCTTATTCTAACCAAATTGTTAGAACCATCTGATGCACCGTCGTCCATTACAAAAGTATGACCACCTAATCTTGTAAGGTTAACTGTTTGTTTTTCTATTTCACCTCCAGGACCAATAAATTCTACAACATCTTTTGACTTACCTACGCCGCCTGGTGTATTAAATCCTATCATTTTAGAATCATTATCTCTTAAAATACTTGATGTAGATGCTCCTCTAATCGTATCAACTAAAAGTCCTTGTTTTTGTAAAACTTTTGCAAAAGGGTGAATTGCTCTTTTTGCTTTATCTCTAGTAACTCTTCCATCATATGAACTTGCATTTTTTTCACCTGCAGGTAAACCAACAGGACTTGCAAGATCATCTAATTCTGATTTTTCTCCAACAGCATGTTCGCTTCTTGCAGGTTCAGGTATAGTTTGACCAAGGCCGGGCGGCATTATAGCACCAAGCCATACACCTCTGTTTGAGTCTTTGTTTGGTGTTGCAATTATTCCACGTGTACCTATTTGCGGAGTAGGTACAACCATACCACTTGCTGTTTGCGAATCTTCAAAATTGTTTATATTATCTCCACCTGCTGTAGGTGGTTTGTAAGATGCATGTGGTGTAACAACCATTACCATTACTTCGCCAGTACCAGCAAAATCGTTTCCTACTCGTCTTACAAAAAAAGTTCCCTGTCCGCCTGTTCTTGTAACTTCTGCTTCAGATATACTAGAATATAATGCATTATCGATTTCATCTCTTTCACGATAGCGTTGTACTTTAGTATTTTTTTGATGTTTATGAAATACCATTACGTTATAATTCCTTGTGTACCATCAGTAACATTCTTAACTTTTGTAAGAGTAGTTTGAACTGGTGCAGATACTTTACTAATTGAATTTGATATTACGTTGTCCACAGGTACTCCGCCTATACTAGCAATTTCGGTTACTGCTCCTGCTACTTCTGTGATTGGTGCAAGTGCCTCAGATACACTAGAAATTTTTGATGTAAGAGCATCTCCTGTTAGTGAGGCAACATCTCCAATTTCACTTATTACATCATTGCCTTCTGATTTTGCTTTTGCAATATCTGTTCTTCCATCTCCTGAAACTTTTGGTTCAGCAAATTGACTCAATAAATTTATCAATCCTTCTGGACTTGTAGGAATACTAAATCCAGTTGCCTGTTCTGCAAGACCAACAACAAAACTTACAGGATCTTGTGCGGCTGATTGTGCTGTTGCTTTTGCACTTTGAATTTTTCCAGATGCGTCTGCAACTGCACTACTAAACTCTTTGACTCCTTTTGTTACTGCTTTGCCGGCACTAACAAAGGGATCACCAACTGCATTTGTTGCAGTGGCTTTTGCTGATTCAAGTTTGTCTACTACTTCACTTGCATTACTAGGAACCTTCACTATTGTAGGCTTATTGTGTTTAGACAATTCTTTTTCATTTGCAGGTCTGCTGTTTATATCTTCTGTTTGATTATAAGGCATCTTATGTACTTCCCATGTAAGCATTATTATCAGTATAATCTTCTGGTTGATTTTTCTTACGTGCTAACCTAAGTGTTTGTTTGAACACTCCTTCACTAAAACTATTTCTAACATTAAAAATTTGAAACACGCCGGTATACTGATCTGTCATTAATTTTTGTTCAAATTTTCCTTCTTCTAATTCTGCACTTGTAGGTACATCATCTGGATAACGTATGTTAAGTATTACATGTGGTTCGTGTGTAAAAGAATTCATTTCGCCGTCAGGTGTAACAATATCTGCACTCGATACTCTTGGTCTATCTGTTATGCCGCTCCCTTGAATGTACACAGGATCACCTACTATGTCTAAATCACTTAAAATTAAATGTCTTTCAAAAGGTGGATTGTAAAGAAAATCTTGAAATATTTTACCTATAGCATCTCTATTATTAGGACCTTCTTTGCCTGCCAATCTACCCACAGGTGTAGCAGGCGTTGAACCAGAATTTCCAAGTCTATTTTGTATTGCATCTTGTACCACTTGTTCCATTGTTTCTTTATTCATAATAGTATTTGTTGTTGCTTCTTTTACATCATCACTTTTATCACCGTTAAAATCTGGTGGATTTAAAAGCAAAGGAGTTGTAAACAAATTGTTGTATCTTATATTATAACTTAGAACATCAATGTTTTTTCCTGTATACAAGTAATTGTATTCACGTATTGCCATATTACGTAATTGGTTGGTTGTGAAAACTATATTGATTCCTGGCATTGAACTGTAGTGAACATTGAATGGTGTTATAACATAATGATACTCGTGAACAAAACGCATAGTCGCTACATCAAATCCAATTATCTTAGAAATAATTTCTGTTTTAAACCAAGGAATCATTTCTGTATCAACAATTTTATCAATTTTTGATTTGTCTTTGAATATATCCATGTACTGACTGTTTGTTATCATTGACTCAACTACAGTCATTAACGTTGATCCTTTTCTAAAAGACCAAGGTGTTCCTGTAGAAGTTAAATCGTATACTGTATCGTCGCCTTGCACAAACTTTTCATATGCTTCTTGTAAATCTTTAGTTTCTTGGTCTAACTTTGCCAGTGCGTCTGCATCCGAATTAATTTTTCCTGTTGTTGCTACTATACTGTCTCGTAGTGTTTTTACTTCTGCAAGTTCTGCGGCTGTTAGTTTAGATTGTGCTGGTGGAACATTTGGAGTAGAGGCTCTGCCATCTGTTACACCAAGTAGTTTATCCGCAATGGCTAACGCTTCTTCTTTCTTTTTGTCAACGTCTTTCTTGGCTTCTTCAGTCCTTGAATTTACACCAAGTGTTGGAGATTGTAACTTTTTTGTTTCTGTATCATCTTCTCTAATTCCACTTTTTTTAAGTAAATTAGAAAGAGCAGTACGTTGACTGTCAAATGCCGCAAGTTCTGCGTTGAGCGTTGATTTTGCCGCATCTAATAATTTTTTCTTTGCTTGATATTCTTCTTTACGTTTAGTAAGTTCCGCTTCGTACGAATCAACCTTTAATGGACCGCCAGGTCTAATTTTTTTGTTCAATCCGGCCCTACCCATTTCATTTCCGGGACTTGGCAATTTAGGAAATCCTTGGTAGTCTGTATTATCTGTCCATCCTGCGACTGCTGAATCCCACTGGCCTGATAGATTACTAAATTGACTTGCATTAGTTGGAAATGAACCACCTAGGTATCCATCTGCAAACCATACATAATATTTGTTAGGTATATAATAGCCAACATTAGTTTCTGATTTTAGACTTTGCTTTGCTTTTGATACTAGAGCCTTTGCTTCTTTTAACTTTTCTGC